TGCCGATAGACGACAAGAAAGGAGTCTCTTCACGAGAGATCATGCTGATGAAGTTAGCTAGATCTTCTTTCTCAGAAAGAGTACCAGTAGTTACAAAATTTGTTGCAGCCATTTTAAATTTCCTTATATTATTATTTTTAGTGAATCTATTTTAGTTATTTAAACTTGCTCATTGACTTAAGAAACGCCAACTCACCAGCTTCATCGGACTTGCCGCTTAACACGTTACTCCGTAATTCGTTCGTGTCTCGGACTTTCCGTTGGGTAGCTGTAGACTTACGCTTAGTGGGGATCCCTTTAGCTTTAGTTGCACTCTTACGTTTGACAGAACCTTTAGAGGTCTGCTGTTTTAGTTTGCGGTAATCATCTACAAACTTAACCACGTTAGCGTCCATAATGATATCAAGGAAGTCTTCGGGGATACCTTCAGCTAGTGCGAACTCACGGACAGCTTCTTGATTAAAGTCTGGAACGACAGTTTTAATGTCTTCGTTAAACTTAGTCATTAGCTCATCCATTTGCCCTTGGAACTGTTCTTGTTGTTGCTTTTGAACAGCACCTACTAACGTTTCCCTTTTGTTACGAGCACCCCAATAATCTTTCTGGGCTGTTTCGCGTTTATCCTTAAGATCATTAAGCTCGTACGTATCGCCATCTTTACGGGCCTTCTCAATCTTAGCTTCTATGTCATGATATGCGGTCGCTAGCGAATCCTCTTCGGATTGTAATTGCGTAGCTAACACATTACCAAGTTCTAGAGCCTGATTAGTCTTTGCAGAATATTCGTCCTTCAAAGTTTTCTCAAGCTCACTAACCTCTCTTCCCTTCTTAGACAAGTGTTGGTCTGTTGCAAATCCCTTACGGAGTTCAGATAGTGAAAGGTGTTTAACCTCTCCATCTACTTTAACAGGAACTTTATAGTCCCAGTCAATGTCATCCTCAGAAGGTAAATCGTCTTGGGTAGAATCATCATCATCATCCGCGTCTTCATCATCTTCCTCAGTGTCCGTGTCGGTATCGTCTTCATCACCATCGGTATCGTCTTCATCTACGTTGTCTTCTAATTGGGGTACATCTTCTTCCGTAGAATCTTCCGGATCAAGTTCAGATTCGCCATCATTTGGTAGAGATTCCATCTCCTCAACATCAATGCCAAGTAACTTGCCCATTGGTCCTAAGGGTACTGGAATGTCATCGATAGACTGACCATCTTGACCAGCATAAAAACCAGCGTCATCATTTGTGGTAGAGGCTGTAGTGTTTTCGTTGCTCATAATTTATTATCCTATATTAGTCCTATTAACTGCTGCCTTCTTCTTAGGCGCTCGTGTTATCTTTTTGACAGAGGTCCTGAACATTTCCACCGCTTGCGTGACAAGTTGTTAGGTGTGTTCGGGTCGTTCTGTTTCTCCTTTGATAGCCCCTTCTTTATGCCCATACTCCGAGCACAATAACTATCACCTTTTGATGTACCAGCTCTAACTCTAGGTCCACCACCTTTAGCATTGCCTGCTTGCCCGTAGCTAACTTTCTTACCAGAGGCAGTTACTTTTACCTTAGCTTTACCTTTCCTTGGGGTAGCCATATCAAACCACCTCCTCTTTTGTGACCTTAGGCTTAGTTGCCTTAGCCTTACCCACACGCATACTTTCTAATTGATCTAGTGCTGTGGATACCTGAGTAAAGGTTTGAGCGTGGAAACGGGCTTTACCTGCTCCTGCAGCTATCTCCTTAATAAGGGCTTTCTTTGCGCTAGCTACTGCTTTTATTGCTTTCTCTAATATAACAAGGTCCGTTGCTTCTACACTCATAGTTGTTCCCCTTTTGGTACTCGGTTAGCTTCCATTGTTTCTTGGTTGAAACCGTAAGTCTCAATTCGAATTAAACGCTCCTTAACGGAACCTAGCCCCATAGCTACGTGGTACATGTACTCACGCTCTTTGGTACAATGGGGTTCTGTTTGCAACCATTGGGTAAACAGATCTACAAGGATATCGGCATAAGCTTCTGTAAAGAACTCATCTTTCTCTTTGCTTGCAAACACTGCCCGTGTTAATGCTGCTTGGGATTCTGCAAACGGGCTAGTTTTGTACTCACCTGACTGGTGATCCATCTTAGGCTTGAATGTGCGCTTTGCGGCTTTATTGTACTTATCCATTTCACTATAACTCCTCTGTTTAGTGTCTTAGGTCCGAAGGGCCCTTTGGCCCCTCGGTTTTCCTATCTAGCCCATAGGTTGCTCGGGCTGTTCTTGGCTTTGAGTACCCTTAGGTAGGGTCATTGTTTTCGCTATTAGGCCTTGAGCCATAGCATACATACCTTCAACCTCGGGTCTTGCTGGCTTCTGCATACCCTTATCTTCTGCGACCTGATCTAACTTAGCCCACTCTTGATATGACTTATCTAAGGCTACTACTAATTGCTTTAGGTTGTCTTGGATAGCGTTCTGTGATTGAACATTAGTGTAGTCTACGTTTGCAACATCTAGGTTAAGCTTAGCTTCCTGAGTTTGTTGTGCGATAGCCTTAGCTTGTTTATCTTCTTTAGCTTCTTTCTCTTTGTCTTTCTTAGAGGATTCTTTGTACTCATCGGAAGTGTAGTCTACCATGTAGTCTAACGGGTCTTCACCTAGCGCCTCAATTGTTTTAAATGCAAGGATTGCAGGAGCTTCAGGGTTGATAGCCCCTTTGTATCCAGCTGACATTAAAGCAGGCAAGACTTGCTCTCCAATCATTGACATTTTACTTAGGACGGTACTGTTACTAGAGTCACCCACATCAGCCTCAACCATAAGCATCATCTCATCAGGAAGTTCCTGTAAGTCGATAGTGCTATAGAAGTTGCCACGGTCGTAGTAACCAGTCTTCTTCCCACGCATTTCTTTCTTCATTGTTTTAAACACACCCTCACAAAGACGGCTCAAGCCTGTCTCCATGAATCTTCTGGCGATATGCTGGATCCTAGTCTGTGCGGCAGACTGGACAGCGTTAACTTTCTGCTCTGAGTTTCCAGACACATAGAGGGTATCGTTAAGACCTTGGGCTGCCTTAGATAAACCATTGGCTTGTTCTTTGTGCTTCTGTAAGAACTCTAATAAAGGTACAGTGCCTGAGGACAAAGCCTCTGGTGGCATATTCTGTACAGCCAGTGAAGGGTTACCATTAGTAGGAACAATCTGCCTAGGCTTCATATTCTGAAGGGCAGAGAAGTCAACCACATTTGGGTCAGCTAGCTTAGGTGAGTAGTTGGTCAAGTATGTATTCTCAACAAACCCACGTAGTATAGCAGTAGATGCCATTGTAGAAGGCCGAGTCATGTCAGCCATAGATAGTCCAGCCCACTCATGGGGGATATCAAAGGCTTTTAGGTCAGCTATCTGAATTGAATCTACGTCCTCTTCGAACAACAGGTGGCTCCCAACAGTAATGAAACGCTTAAGCTCTGCGATACCATCACCATCCCTATCAACACGCATCCAACATTCCATAACAGTAGCAAGCTGATTAGCTTCACTGTTGTTGGTCGTATTGGAAGAGGTGTTGCTCAAACCTACTGCAGTTCGCCTAGCGGCTTTCTCATTGTTAATAGCTTGTGCGAATGTCTGGGAAGGCCCTTCATTGTCCCAGTCTATGCCGTTAGCTAGGTCTGGGTATTGCTTACGTATCTCTGAACGAGTCATTTCTGTTTGTAATCCAACAAAAGATGCTTCTTCAATAGAGGAAGCCCCTGAGCTTATAAGGAAGCTCTCAGGTTCAATGTTGCGGATCTTAACACCACTCTTGTCCACCTTACGTTTGATACGTACATCTTCGTAGAGCCCAGACACATTACTATATAGGTCACCTACAATCTCTACCTCTGGATCAGCAAGTAAGATGTCTAAGGCCTCTGCAGTGATCTCTTCGTATTCCATAAAGGAGTACTCGTAGTCTTCTACATATTCCCAGACAACTGCAGCGTTCTTCCATAGAAGTGCTGACTTGATCCAAGTGTTGATTAGTTCCCAACCACGGTTCTTTCTAAAGATACAGTAGTTAGTTATATCTGAAGCTACTCGTGCCTCATGTACACCCTTCGCTGTTTGCGAGTATGGGATGAACTTGGCTAGCTTCTTGTTATCGAGAAGTAACTCAGACAGTACAGCTGAGTAACCTTCAATCGCTTCGACTGTATCTGATGACACAATCTTGGATACACCCTGAGGGCTTAAGTGGCCCTTAGGCTGCATCGCGTATTCGTATGTGGCTTTCTCACGCTCTTCAGATAGATCTGAGGAGTCTAGGAAGTTACCTTGCGAGGTTGCTACCTCTGAGTCAATCATTGTGATTAGCTCTTCGTCTGTCACTGCTTCTTTGTATCCGTATGGGTCGCTCATTTTTTATCCTCGATTATAGGGCTATCACAACCCTTCAGTCATTCATTAGTAAAGATACTAGTTCCTATGCGTTTTCATTCCCGAAGCATGCATGTCACTAGAAACCAAATGCTAGTTGGAGGACTAATGGGAAAACTTTTAATCAGTTACAGCCAAACGGTTTGATCCTCAACAAACTGTTGGTTCTGGAAGCCTACCTTGTTACTCACAAGTCTGTCTCTGTGGGTACGTAGGACCTCTAGGGCTATCGCTGTTCCGATTACGGTGTCATCATTACCACCTGTTATCGCGTTAGTACGACCATTCGCATCTGACACATACTCCAAACACTCTTGGATTATAGTAGATGAGGATAGGTCAATGTCATCATTCTCAATAGCGTTCTTAAGGTGAGCTATTATCATAGGCTTTGTTGCCTGTGTTGTACGCCAACCTAGTCGGCTGCCTTCCTCTTTGGACACATTGGCTACCTTAGTTTGATGGTACAGGTTTACGTAATTCATCTGCTTTAGGCGGTTAAGTGTGGCTATACCTAAGGAGTTTGATTCAACAGCAAGTAGAGCATTATTGTAGTACCTGCCAAGGTAGAACAACATATCACCATACATCGATGGGTCAATCTTGTTATTCCTATATAAGGCTACTACTTTGTTTTCTGTGTTCATGACCGAACAAGAGGAGTAATCTTGCCCTACCCCTAAAGCACAGTCAGCCCCTATGACGAAGTTTGCATCATATTTTGGGTACTCAAAGATCTCTAAGTCCCCTTGAGCAAAGTCCTCGAACCCTGATGAAGCCTGATTGAACATCTGCTTCTTTAGGATATTTGAGGGTATTAGGGACTGCAGTTTCTCGATATTAAACACATTAGAACCAGAGGTTTGGAATGCTTCCTCTGCTGTTAACGGATACTCTTGCTTGAACTTGTTTAAGGTACCCTCTGCGATCTTTAGTCTTCTCCAGTACAGTTGCTCAAGGTCAAGATCATGTACACTCCTGATGCCCTTCTCGTCCTCTGTGAGAGACTCCTCGAAATCTTCGGGGTTCTCTACTTTTCTCCTATACTCAGTCATAAGGGTCCAAGGGACAAAGATAGGTATGTAATCATTCACCCCTGCCACTGCACCTTTCCACAGACGATGGAATTCATTACCAACACCATTTGCAGTAGACTCTAGTATAACCTCGGTACCGTCAGCTTCTGAGATGCCCTGAAAGAGACCCGCAAGGATCTTCTCGTCATGGCCCCAGAAGGCTACCTCTGAGAGGTGAGCAATTGTCGGTGTTGTTCCTCGACCAGCTTCAGGAGATCCTGCAGTGTAGAGTCTGTAGCCTGAGTCATTGTGCTCAAACATAATCTCCTTACTGTTGGACTTCTTAAACGTAGGTCTGTAATCTTCGGGCATGTTAGCAATAGTGTTACGGGACATGGCAAAGAGTGCATCAGATGTAGCGGTATCATGTGCCATTACAACTGATTTGTTAAATGCATTGAAGTAGGACTTCCAGTACACTCTACCAACTGAGTATGTGGATAGTCCCATTTGCCTTCCTTTTAGGATGATTGCTCTGACCTTTCCAGTCCTCTTTAACTGCTCTTCGATCATCTCATTTACGATGACCTGAGCATCATTGAACTCAAAGGGTACGAAGCCCATCGTAGCGTTCTTCGTAAGGATACGTATTTGCTCTTTACAGAACAACTCGAAGTCACCCTTATAGGCCCTTAACTTCTTCCTTTTGTGTGCTTCTTTCGCTATAGCTAATTTCTTGTTATTATCCATTAAGTCCTCCAAGACTTGTGGGTCCCTAGGGCCCCTGATAGTACCTTTAAGTTACCAGAGAGAAAAGAACCATAGGAAATATCCTACAGCCTAGTCTCCCAGCCGTGTCGAGTATCCCTAAGTATCCTAAGGGCCCCTAGGGGGGAAGGGGTTCTCTCCCCAGACACTGAATACCTATAGTGTTAATCCTTGGGTCCCCTTCTAACCCAAAGCTATAGTATTCTGTGGGTCCCTTGGGAGGACCATGCCATGTCTAAGATACTACTAAGCGTAAGCTTAGCTCCTACTGTCGGGTAAGTCCCAGACTCCTTTAAACTTCCTACGTATTCTTTCTCTCTATAAGGGACTACAATAGGGTCTTAGGAATCTGAAAGAGCCCCTAGGGGATATATAAGTAATACCCTATATATACAGGTACCCTAAATCCCTTGAGGACCCCCCTCTTCTCCCATCCAGACTCTGTCAGATCCCCAAGCTAAGGGGTATCCCAAGGCTAAACCTTAGGGTCTTAAGGGTCTGTCAGATGTCTTAGGGTTCCCTAGAGGTTTCCAAGAGATCCTGTAGGGGTTGGGGTCATGGGGAGCCCTAGGGCTAACTTATAGTATACCCTAAGGCCTCTCTCGGTTACTCCCTAAGGACTCTGTCAGTAGTCTGTCAGTACACTGTCAGTACACTCCCAGTGCCTAGGGTCTAGTGGTAGTCTGTCAGGGTCTTTAGGAA